AACTAGGATGTAAGATGACTGCCTTAGTTGGTAATCATGACATATATTATAAGAACACATTAAGGATTAACTCACCAGATGAGTTGTTAGGAGGATACGATATAGATGTTATCACTGAACCTACTACTCGTAGTTATGACGGTACTGACATTCTATTACTTCCTTGGATATGTGATGAGAACTACGACAGAACCTTACGAAGCATCACAGAAAGTACTGCACCTGTCTGTATGGGCCATCTTGAGCTTAACGGCTTTGAAGCTCATCCAGGTCATGTAATGCAGACTGGTACTGATATGTCTATGTTTACTAAGTTTGATAAAGTATTCTCTGGACATTATCATACCAAATCTAACATGGGTAATTGTTATTATCTTGGTAATCCTTATCAACTATACTGGAATGACTACGGACAAAAAAGAGGATTCCATGTCTTTGACACGGAAACTCTACGAACTACTTTTTATAGAAATCCCTTTGACACTTTTCATAAGTTGTATTATAATGGTGGAGTTACTATACCGCCTGAAGAAGAAATTAAAGGAACCTTCGTCAAACTCATAGTAGAGGACAAGGGTGACTATGCTAAATTTGATTATGTAGTAAGGCAACTCCAAGATATTGGTTTAGCCGATCTTAAGATTGTAGAAGATCTAAGTGTTGATTTAGAAAATGGTGACTCGGTTGTAGAGACTGAAGACACAATGACATTACTAGACAATTACATAGATGAGATAGATCTTAAGGTTGATCGAAATAATGTTAAAAGTATTATGAGATCATTGTACTTGGAGGCTTCAGAACTCTAATGTTTATTTTAACTGAACAGGATACTGGTGGTGTCTATGCTCTTCCAAATAAAGAGAACGTTAAAACCGTTCATATGTTTGAAGAAGAGGATGATGCTGTAAGATATCTTGAACAGTTAAAAGCTATTGACTACAAAAGAAAATTAGAATTGATGGAAATAGATGTTGATTCTGTTGCTATCAATTGTGATAAATTTGGATATGCTTATTCAATTGTCACCAAAAATGATTTAATTCTACCTCCAACAAAATCGGAATGATTACATTTGAAAGTATTAAGTGGAAGAATTTTCTTTCCACTGGTGATCAATGGACTGAAATACAACTTAATAATATATCTTCCACTTTGATTGTTGGAACTAATGGTGCTGGAAAAAGTACCATGTTAGATGCTTTATGTTTTGGTCTTTTTAATAAACCATTTAGAAAAATTAATAGAGGGCAATTAGTTAACAGTATTAATGAAAAAGGATTAAAAGTTGAAGTATGTTTTTCTATAGGAAAAGATGATTACAGAGTCTTTAGAGGTGCGAAACCAAATCTCTTTGAGGTTTATAAGAATAACAAAATGGTTGACCAGGATGCTGCTGCCAAGGACACGCAGAAATACTTGGAGCAATCAGTCCTCAAACTCAACTACAAAAGTTTTACCCAAGTCGTCATACTTGGTTCATCCACATTTGTACCCTTCATGCAACTTGGAGCAAGTGTCAGGAGAGAAGTTATCGAAGATCTATTGGATATCCAGATCTTCTCATACATGAATACTATCTTAAAGGATAGAGTTAGGACTCAAAACACAAAAAATAGAGACACTATTTATTTAAAAGATATTGCAGAAGAGAGAGTTTTATCTCAGGAAAGATTAATTAATTCTTTAAAAGAAATAAACACAAATAGAAAGGAAGAAAAGCAAGAGAAATATGATTTAAATGAAAGTAAAATAAAAGAAAAAAGTAAACAAAAAACTTCAAAGAAAAAGAAGTTAAAGAAATTAGAGGATGGATGTCAGGGTATTGAAACTCAACGTACGCTATTACAGGGATTGCGTGATAAGCAAACTGAAAACAAAACTGAATTAAAGAGACTTACTAAAGAGATTAAGTTCCTTGAATCTCATGACGTATGTCCTACTTGTACTCAGGTGATTGGTGATGGATTTAAAGAAACTAGAATGAGTTCTTTAACAACAACTGGATCAGGATTAACAACTGATGCTGAGAGTATAGAAAAAAATATTGATGAGATTCTATCTGCTATTGATAAGATAGAAAAAATATGTGAGGAGATGTATAGTGTTAGAAGTGAAGTTTCATCTTTAGATAGAGATATACTTAGATTAAAAAAAGAGAATTTAGATATTGATACAGAGTTAAAGGATTTAACTAGTCCTAAGATTGATGAAGAAAATAAAATATTAGATAGATTGAATGAGGAACTTAAAATAATACAAGATGATTGTGCATTATCAAATCAAACATTAGATGAGTATAATATAGTTGGAAAATTATTAAAAGATTCTGGTATTAAGAAGCAAATTATAAAAAAATATATCCCCATATTCAATGGACTCATTAATAAATATCTTCATACAATGGATTTCTTTGTTAACTTTACTCTTGATGAGGAGTTTAATGAAGTAATTAAAAGTAGATTCAGAGATGAGTTTAGTTATGCTTCTTTCTCCGAAGGTGAGAAACAGAAGATTGACTTAGCTCTTCTTTTTACATGGAGAGAAGTGGCAAGGATGAAGAACTCTGCTGCAACTAATCTTCTTATACTTGATGAGGTATTCGATAGTTCTCTTGATGCATCTGCAACAGGTGAGTTACTTTCTATACTTTTAAAGTTAGGTGAAGGTACGAATCTATTTGTTATCTCACATAAGGGTGACCTACTTATTGATAAGTTTAAGCGTTGTCTTAGATTTGAAAAGGTCAATGATTTTTCAAAACTATTAGAGGAAGAATGAGATTTAAAGCAACTATAAATGTTAAGTTGAGAGGATCTGTATCAGATGCTGCTGGTAATGCTGTTATGAATAACACTAAAAGAGTTGCTCCTCAACTTGAACCTCATCTGTTGAGGATTGGTAAGGTAATTGATTTCTGGTTTGATGCACCAGATTATGAAACAGCAGATAAGGAAATGTATTTTCTTAGTGATAGGATGCTTGCTAACACTGTGATAGAAGATTGGGAATATGAATTCCACGAAACTGAAGAGACTGGCATAGGAAATATATCAAATGATAATGCTGGTACATCTAAGCATCATTTGTTTGGTAATGAATAAAGCATGGAGGATATGGAAGTATGCGTTGGGTAGCTTTTCTGACGAAAAAACTAAACCCTACGACAACTACATTGTTCTGGTACGTTCTGTTATTTTCGTATCTTATCTCGTCACTAACTGTTTTATTATTGCAGGGGTCATAAGACACTGGGGTGACAGTCAAGAAACTGTCACACTGTCACATTACACATCCAATGACTTTGCTATAATAGATGCATACAGGAGAGATTATGACCATCAACACAGAAGTTAAAGGGATCTTAGCAAAGCTGTTAGCAACAGAGAATCTTACAGTGGAGCATCGCCAAGTTCAAACAGCATCCTTTGATGTTAATAATCGTGTTCTAACCTTACCTATATGGAAGGATGCGTCTGGTACGATCTATGATCTTCTAGTTGGACATGAAGTTGGACATGCTTTATATACTCCTAATATACCTGTTGATGCTCCCAAGGGATTTGTTAACGTTATAGAGGATGCTCGTATTGAGCGTATGATGAAGCATACATATCCTGGTCTTAAGAAGTCATTCTTTGAAGGGTATAGAGAACTATGGCATAAGGATTTCTTTGGTGTGGCAGATGAGGATATATCAGAATTAGCATTTATTGATCGTATCAATTTATTCTTCAAAGGTAATAGTGGAATGGAATTTACTGAAGAAGAGGAAGTATGGGTTGATCGTGTAGCAACTACAAAGACATTTGAAGATGTTCTAGAACTTTCTAGAGAATTATATGCGTGGGCAGAAGGTAAAGAGAAGAATAAAGAATTAGAATTGCCAGAACAACTTAGTGTTAATTGGGATAATCCTACTGGTGGTAATGATATAGAGCAAGAGATTGATTCTGAAAATAAGGAAGAAGGTCAAGGTGAGGGTGAAGGTGAAACATCCAATAAGCAAAAGTCGATTGAACAGACTCTTGATGAATTGGAAGATGCTATGTATGAGGATGATATGATTGGTGGAGTTGATGGTGGAGTCAATGAGACTGAGAGTGTTACAGACAAAGCATTACAGGAAGCATTAGAAACTTTAGTAGATTCTGAGGCTACTGAATCTGTTTATTTAAATCTTCCTAAGATAGATCTTAGCAAAGTAGTTGTTGGACATAAAGAAATACAAGAAGATTTGTATTATGGTTTCTATGGATATGCTACTAGTGATAAGCAATATCATGATTACTATTTTGAAGCAATTGATTATGCTGAAAAACATTACTTATCATATAAAAAGGATGCACAGAAGTCAGTTAATTATCTTGTAAAACAATTTGAAATGAAGAAGTCTGCTGCTGAGTATAAGAGAGCAGCAACATCTAAGACTGGTGTGCTTGATACTCAATCTCTATACAAGTATAAGTTGAGTGATGATATCTTTAAAAGGATTACAGTAGTTCCAGAAGGTAAGAATCATGGATTGGTAATGTATCTTGATTGGTCAGGTTCTATGAGTACTTGTTTACTTGATACATTGAAGCAAACATATAATCTTGTATGGTTCTGTAGGAAAGCAGGTATTCCGTTTAGAGTTTATGCATTCCAAAATGGATGGGATCATCATGAATCTCATCTTGCAATAAAAGCAGAGGAGAATGTTTTAGGATTCTGTAGTGGATTTAAACTTCTAGAGTTCTTTTCATCAAAACAGAATAAGAAGTCATTAGAGAAATCAATGCAGTATGTATACATGCAAGCATTTGCTTTGAACAGTCATAGAATAGGATGTGTTCAAAAGTATAATCTTGGTGGAACTCCTCTTGGTGAAGCAGTATTATGTTCTAGAGAATTGGTAGAATTGATGAGGAAGGTTGAAAGAGTTGATAAGGTTAATGTAGTATGTTTAACTGATGGTGAATCTAATCCATTGACCGCAGTATTAAAGTCAGAATATTATGGTGATGATCTTAGAACAAGACAATTATCACAGAGAGCAAAATATGTATTAAGAGATTCTAGAACTGGATATACTCGTGAAATAAAACCAAGTCCATATCTAACAACAAAAGAGATTGTTAGTTTCTTTAAAGAGATTACTGATTTCAATTGGATTGGTATTCGTATTTGTAGTAAGAATGAACTTAAAAGATCTCTTCGTATTTTAGACTGGGAAGAATCTACTAGAATGGAACATCAATGGTCTAAACAAAAGTTTGCATCTTCTCAACTTTTAGGTTATACTGAAGCATTCTTTATGCCAATACAAGGCATGGGAGATGGAACTCAAGACCTTGAAGTTAAACAGAAAGGTGAAGTTGCAACTAGAGCAGAACTTAATCGTGCATTTAAAAAGCATATGGGTTCTAAGATGACAAACAAAACTGTCTTAAACAAATTCATAGAACAAATAGCATGAGCATATGGGATGGATATCGGGATGCAGTATTCAATACGTTTCCCGATTTAAAATTTGAAAGCAATCACACAACCTGGAAAAATAAAAGAGATGTAAATCTCACTGCTGACCTATACTCTGGTAAGTATTTTATCAAGTCTAGGCACGTTGATATATGGGATGGTACTGTTGATATCCATAACAATATAATATACCCTAAGACTGGACATAACCTTCCTTGCTTTGGTATGGATTTAATGGGATTCAATAAGAAGAAATGTATCATAGTATTTGACTTCCAACATCCAGTAGAAAATTATCTATTGAAAGTACCACCATTACCTCAGACAACAGAGACCTATCGTTTCTTTGAGAAGGGTAATCATTTCTCTGATAATATCTTTGTAAGGTATTGTGAGATGGATGGGGTGGATACATTCCTACCAACATTTAAATATTATCTGTCACTCTATAAGGATATGATAGATGAAGCAAAACCAACTGAAGAAGATACAACAGTCTATAAAGACTTTGATTCTTATATGATAAAGTTAGACCCTATCTCAGGTTATCTTTCTAGTCAATTTGGTAAAGATGAATCTGAAAAATTAATCAAGGAGTTCTTTTTTAGTTATGCCTGAGTTAGTACAAGACATAGCAGTCTTACTTTCATTTACTATGAAAGACATTGAAGGTGTAAAACCTTTAGATTGTCCTATACCAGAAGTAAAGAAAGATGACCTGACTATTAAGAACACAATGTATACTGCACCTGGTCTCAGGAAGATACATTTAGAGTTAGCAGAATTAAAGGGAATGAAGATACTACATTCAGTATTCTTTCCTGATCCAAATTATAATCTTCCTATCTTTGGATGTGATATTGTTGCTACTGATAAAGTAATCACTGCTGCTATCGTTGATATATCTCCTGTACGAGGTTTTAATGAATGGGATGAGATAAGAGAAGTTAGTAACAATTTTAATATTGGTGAGAAGAGACCACTTCCATTATGGGGTGATGAAATATTCTCTCCTTATTGTAAGTTTATGCGTCTTACTAAAGATATAGATATGGCAAATTTCTACTGTCTTGTTATAAACTATCTTGGTATATATTGTAGGTTGCATCAGAAAGCTACAAGGGATCCAGACTGGTGTTCAGCAATGCTTAGGTATGATGATCAGATATATTATTGTGACCAGCAAAGAAAGAATGATAAGACTCGTGGTATATTAGAAAAACTATTCGATAAGGAGTGGACAGATAAGTATATAGATAATGTATTATTCGATAAACCATCATCCGACGATATAAAATATGGAACCGATTAAATGGGAAGCATACATTCTATTAGAATCTAATAGGTTAACTAAAGTAGAATTTCTTTGTTCATCTAATCTAAGACAAGATGCTGAACAGAAATGTAAATCCTTGTTTGGTGTGTCTGATGTGAGACAGTTGAAGAGAATATGGACAGTTAATTAAGTGTCCATAGGACATTGATTTGAAGTTCAATTCTGTTATAATAAGCATATAGAAACAAAGAGTCATTATGCCAATCAAATCAGAAGTTACTACTGAACAAATTATTTCCTTTCTTAAGGACAAGCATGGAGCTAATGCTAAAGTTGATACTATCGACTTGAGAGCAGCAGGCAACAAACTTAAATTGTCTTATCCTACTGTTAATAAAAGACTTAAGGCATATAAGAAGGGTAGGGGTACTTGGGATTTGACTGCTCTAGATATTGAGAAAGCATATAAAGCACCTGCTGCAGAACCTGTTGTAAAAGTTTCTTATGTTCCAGAAAATGATCCAAACTATGTACCCTTCGGTAATGCCAAAGCTCTTAAGAAGGTTGTTGGTTCTGGACAGTTTTACCCTGTTTTTATTACTGGTCTTAGTGGTAACGGTAAGACATTGGGGGTAGAACAGGCATGTGCTCAACTAAATAGAGAATTGATACGTGTTAATATTACTATAGAGACAGATGAAGATGATCTCATTGGCGGCTTCAGGCTTGTTAACGGTGACACCGTTTGGCACAACGGACCAGTTGTTGAAGCTCTCGACAGAGGGGCTGTCTTGCTCCTTGACGAAATCGACCTTGCCTCAAACAAGATTCTCTGTCTCCAATCCGTCCTTGAAGGTAAAGGAATTTTCCTTAAAAAGACTGGAAGATACGTCAAACCAGCAGCAGGGTTCACAGTTATTGCCACCGCAAATACTAAAGGTAAAGGTTCAGACGACGGAAGATTTGTTGGAACTAACGTGCTCAACGAAGCCTTCCTTGAAAGATTCCCAGTAACCTTTGAACAGGATTATCCATCACCTGTTATTGAACAGAAGATACTAAAGAATGTTGGATGTGAATTGACATTTGCTGAAAATCTGGTAAAATGGGCAGGAGTGATACGTAAAACATTCTTCGATGGAGGAGTGGATGAAGTTATCACAACACGTCGTCTTGTACATATCGCACAAGCATACAATATATTTGGTGACCGCCTTGTTGCTATCACTAATTGTGTTAACAGATTTGATGATGATACTAAACAATCATTCTTAGATCTTTATACTAAGGTTGATGCTGGTGAGGAAACTACCGAAGGAGAATTTTAATGCACGGAGATTTAGAACCAGAGGAGCATCATTGGGGGGAGGAAAACGACCCCCACTATGTAAATGATCTTTGGGAAGACATGGACCGCCTCAATGCTTTGTATGAAGAAATGATGTGGCCACATGATGATGTGCTAGAATTTATACCCGATCATGCAAATGATCGGATTATCATTCAAAACAAATCCAGAAAAGGTTTATGAAGTACAATGAGAATGAGATCCTGAAAGAAGTTTCTGATTATATCAGTGCCACTTATTCAGGACATTACAGTGCAGGTGGGGTTCAAACATTAGACCTCATTGATTCTGTAGGTGACGCTGAAGCATTTTGTAGAAGTAACATTCTAAAGTATGCTTCACGCTATGATAGAAAAGGTACAGCAAGAAAGGACATCATTAAGATTATCCATTATGCTGTATTACTCTGCCACTTTAGTGACAAACGTGCTAAGGCAGATAAAATAAATGCAGAAAATCCTTCTGCTTTTTCCGTTGATTATGACAAGTAAATGACTGTATTATCCAAACCAACAATTGAAGTCCTAAAGAACTTTTGTTCTATTAATAAATCCATTGTTATCAATCCTGGTAACAAGTTGAGTACATTGAGTATTAATAAAAACATTCTTGCTATAGCTGATATAGAAGAACAGTTTGAATCTCAATTGTCAATATATGATCTTGGTGTTTTTCTAGGAGGTCTTTCATTATTTGAATCACCAACTATTGATACATCAAAGGATAATTATGTTACGGTAAGTGACACCAAGGGTAGATCTAAGACTAGATTCTTTTATGCTGATCCTGATATTATTACACAACCACCTGAAAAGGAGATTGAACTACCATCTCAAGATGTAAAGTTTAGACTGGAGTCTAGCACTTTACAGCAGTTACAACGTGCTGCTAGTGTATACCAATTACCAGACTTATGTCTTTATGGTGATGGTACAGAGATGTGTTTAAGGGTAACTGATAAGAAGAATGATACATCGAATAGTTATTCAGTTCAGGTTGGTAGAACAGATGATGAATTCTGTTATTGCTTTAAGGTAGAGAATCTTAAGTTGCTTCTTGGTGATTATAATGTTACACTAAGCAAATCTAATGTTGCTCTCTTCCAAGGTGATGGGATCAAATACTTTATTGCTTTAGAACCTAATGCCTAAGAGACAAATTAGAACTAAAGATTATATGGTTGATGGATGGGATAGATCTCCTCATCTAGCTGTCCATCCATATGTCAGAGGTAGTAGGCACAATAAAATTGGTATGACTATTATGTGGTCCTACTATATTATATTTGTGGCAATGGTTGTTAGATTAATTTGGGTATTAAATACATGAATGATTTTTTATGGGTAGAGAAGTACAGACCTCAGAAAGTTGAGGACTGTATACTTCCTACAGATGTGAAGGACACCTTTAAGAACTTTATAGAGCAAGGGGAGATACCAAATCTTTTGCTCTCTGGTACTGCTGGTGTGGGTAAGACAACCATTGCTAAAGCATTGTGTAATGAACTGGGGGTAGATTCTTATGTCATTAATGGGTCTGATGAAGGTAGATTCTTGGACACTGTACGCAATCAGGCAAAATCCTTTGCTAGTACTGTTTCTCTTACATCTAGCAGTCGTCACAAAGTTCTTATTATTGATGAAGCAGACAATACGACACCCGATGTACAACTCCTCTTACGGGCCTCGATTGAAGAGTTCCAGAAGAACTGTAGGTTCATATTCACGTGTAACTTTAAGAATAAAATAATAGAACCATTACATAGTAGAACAACAGTAATTGATTTCAATGTCCGTGGAAAA